CAAATCAAATGTATTTGATAATCTTGTTTCTAGTTGATCTGTTGTTGTAGCCATACTTTGGAAAGCGGCAGTTAGTTTTTCACTTGCCCCAATCATCTCAAAGAAAACATCTGCGGTAAGTTTGCCTTCCTGTGACAGTTGGCGTAGTTCTCCAACACTCAATCCGCTTTCTCTTGCCATAATGTTCAAGGCAGGACCTAATGCTTCAACAATACTAACAAACTCATCACCTCTAACGCTGCCGCTGCCCATTGCTTGACCAAACTGTCTAATGGCACCTGCGGCTGTGCCTGCGTCTGCTCCACTAACTGCTAATGCTTGTTGAAACTTTTGTGTAACTCTTAAAACTTCTTCTTCAGTTTTTCCTAATCTTTCAGTAGCAAGATTTAGTTTGCTATAAAGATTGATTGTTTCGCCAAAATCTGCTCTGTTGTTTCTACTAGAAGCATACAAGCGATCAAAAGTGTCAGTTAGTTCTTGTTGATTTGATGTAATAAGTTTTAGTTGGTTGTTGTATTGTTCAAACTGTCTAGCATTGTCAACTATTGCTTGACCAAACTGTATGACTTCTCTTACTGCTAGTGCGGCAATAAAACCACCAACAGTTGCTTTTAGAGAGCCAAAACTTGCCATCGCTCCTCCAACATCAACATCAAGTTGATATCTATCTTTAATAACAGCCATTATAAAACCCTCCTGACCATTCTTCTTATTTCTCTAATAGTAGGTTCTGTCATACCATTTTTTGCTTGCTTACTATATCCATCATTAAGTCTATTAGCATATGGATAATCACCACGAATAGTGCCCCCGTTGGTGCGTTCTGCAAAGTTTGTTTTAGATCTAGCATTGCCTGTTTTAATAGGCGTAACAACTTTAAAATATTCATATGCTCTTGATGGAATAGGTTTTAATCTTGCCATCAGTCTTGTGTGATGAGGTAATATTTTATTTGTTGTTTGTCTAAACTTCATTTACTTTTTCCTTACAGCATCAAGCATTGCTTTCATTTCATCTGTGCTCAACTCTGGTGTTATTACCCCATCTTGTTTTTTTTGGTGCTTTTGATGTAGATAGTTTTCGTAACTCACAGCCAAGTTGGCTATTTGTAAATCTATGCTACTCCCAGACTTTAAAACTTCACTTGGCAGTTTGCCATATCGTTTTGCTATAAAATCCAAACTCAAATAAGTGTTGAGTTTAGGACTTATTTTTCTAAAGTCTGGGTTATTGAGTTTCCCAAGTGGGCAATAACCTCCTCTACTAGTTTGGTTAAGACATCTGCTGGAATGATTTCTCCATCATTAAAGATAGAAGATCCGTCTTCATCCATAACCATTTCTTTTACTATATTGCTCAAACCTACAAAATCTTTTTCTTCGTTGTTCATAAGTTTTAGATATTGATCCATTTCATAACGATCATAAATCCAAAAATCCAATGGTTCTCCATAACGCTCAACAAGCATTTGGTCGTCTAATGTTACTTTTACAAGTTGTGGTTTTTTAGCAAGTTCTTTGAGTTTCATCTTTTTATCCTTTGTTTCTTTCAATCATTTTATTAATAAGCACAAGAACAAACTTGATCCTGTTTTGTGCTTTTGCTATATCGTTTTGAGCATCTCTGATTTCTGCTGATGATTTAGCAACTTCTGCTATCATTGATAGCAATATTTCTTTATCGTCCTTTGAATCTATAATGTCCATAAATCTTCCTTCATTGTATTTATTATATATAAAGAAATGGGGGCCCAAAAGCCCCCAAATCGCCGCCCTCACGCTCTGCGTTTAGGTTTTTATGCTACTGTATAGTCACCTGTTACAGTAATAGTGATTGGTGAAGTCCATACTGGTTGATCCGCACTAACTGTTGGAGCAAGACCTGTGATGTAACCTTGACCACTGATAGTTTTACCTGTGGCACCTTGGTCAGTATCACCTAGGTAGATTTCAACGTCAAGTAGAGTCTTGTCTGTAGATAGTTTCCAGATTCCAATATAATCTGCTTCGCCTGCTGTCGCACTGTTATCACCATACCACACAGTTTGATCAAGCACAATATTCATAGCAAGACTGTTTGTGGCAGTCGTTGCGATTTGAAGTTTTGAAGCCGTATCAAGTTGTGTCCAAGTAAAAACATCGTTAGCAGCATTGATTGTAATGTCCTGTAGGCCAGGAACATTAAGTTCAGGTGATGCTGCGTTGTTTGCTGCAACACTAACTGCTAGTGTTGTTTGAACTCCGCTTACCCCTGGTGCTGGATATATATAAGCCATATTTGTTTCCTTTATGCTGTTTTAGTAAATCTAAACTCTACCTCGTTTATCAACAAATCACCTACAAAGTTTGAAGACAATAAAACATCTCTTTGGTTTGCCCCTGGATGGTCTATATTGTTTTTCAATCCTTTGATTGCTGTGATTAATGTATCTAAATGAGATGGAGCATTTTTTGCGTCAGTTGAGAAATAAACGACAACTGAAGTTACGGTTGTTGAAATATCTAACCCGTCAAGTGTAAGAACCAAAGGTGCCGTTTCTGTAATCTCACGATCAACATAAACGGTCTTTGGATTTTTAAGATACAATGGTGTTTCTGACTCGTTATAAGGCAGTTCGTTGGATACACTAAATCCCCCTAAACTTATTGTCTTTAACTTTGTCAATACACTGCTTCTCATTATCTTACTCTTTTCAAGTTAGCATAGCCTGGTGATTGTTCAGATGATTCAATAACATCGTCATCGTCAAAATCATACCAGTCTCCAGCAACGATTAGTTCGTCAAACAGTCTGTCTGCTTTGTTTTGATAATATCCCATTTTTGCTTTGTCGTCATCTCCATCATCTCCAAAGTTAGCAACTTGGGGCAAAATGATTTCGCTTAACGCCCAATAAACACAAAGATCTGTAAAATCATTTTGTCTATCCTTGATCTTATCTGGATCAAGAGCAGGGATATCAGCAACTGTTTTAATGGTAGCGTCTGGAGATCTACTCAAGTAGTAGTTTCTCCACCATTGTGTAGAACGCATCCTTGTGAGAATGCGTTCTGTTGCTCTAATCAATGCTGTTTCTACCGCATCATCAGTTAGACCTTCATTTGAATCAAACAGACGCTGATCAGTTGCTTTTACATCGCTGTATTCTGCAAATGATATTGTCGTGTTATTTTCAACTATGAAAGCCATTGATTATTCCTCTATTAGTCGCTGTCGCTACCAACGATTTTGACACCGTGTGAGTTTTGCATAATGGCTTGTCCTGTTACGGCGTGCATCATTATGTCTTCTGCTCTTTTGGCTGCTTGCCTTTGAGTTTCCATTGTAACTCCACCACGCATCACGTGACACATTGCTGTAGGAGCAAATACCGCACCAACTGCGTTTAGTTCTGTGTCAGTGTCAGTGTCTAAATCACGCTTTACAAGGCTTGATTCAAAGATTTGGCAACCTGCTAGTGAGCCAATGTAGAAACCACGTAAAACAGAGTTACCTACTTCTGCTGCTGTTAGGTTAGCACCACCTGTTGTTGCCAACTCTTTCTTGAGTTGCAATGCTTGACGTGGTGAAACAACCGCTGCCAATGGGCCAACGATTTTATTTTCACGTAGTGTAGCAACTGCGTCAAAAATGTTGTCAACAGTGATTGCACTGTCTTCTGTGCCTACTGAAGCAGAGAATGAGTTGAACAAAGCAAATACGTCATTGTCCATTTTTTCTGCTAGAGCACGACCTGCTTGAGCACCTAGGTCTGCGATAACGTTACGCTCTGCACTATCGCGAAGCATATCTGTTACCTGGAAGTATGTTCCAATCTCACCCAAAGTAACTGTTACTTCAGATGTGTTTGTGTCCGCTGCGGAAGGTGCTGTGCCTTCTGTCAACGCACCTGCAGTCACAGCACTGTAAACTGGGATCTGTAGGTTTTTACCTGCGTTTGCAGGGTAGTCAAATGGTGTTACGATTTGACGAGCGATACTGTTTTCATATGCGGCGAACTGTGCCTCCGCAAGTAGATTTGTAAACAGTTCGCTGTTGATTGTTGTGTTGTTAGCCATATCAATAGTCTCCTGTAGTTAGTGGCAAATATTATATCCAGCCTTCCTGTTTGGCTTGTCTAAATCTTTCTCTATGTGCTGGGTTTTTCATATCCAACCTGGTAACATCAAAAGCACCTTTGTCAACTGAACCCGTTGGGGTCTTTGTGTTGGTTGTGCTTGGTGCTGGGCTAACAAAATGTGGATTTTTTTCCAAAAACTCTTTAACTAAATCATCAACACCTAGTGGAGTTCCTGAATCGCTGTAGCGAACAGAACCATCTGATTCTACAACTTCCACATCGCCCACATCATTCATTCTTACTTGGTTGTTGAGCAGGCTTCTAACTTGCTCTGGTGCCACTGCCTTGTAACGACTTGCCGCTTCAAGGATTGGCGTGTTAACCTTGTATTCTTTAATGACGTTGTCACGCTGTTTCAACTCATTTTCCCATTTGGCAGCCTTTTCTTGTAGGATCTTTTCAAACTCACCACGCTTGAGTGCTTCTTGCTCTCTTTGCTGTTCAGCCTGCGTTTTGAGTTGTTTAAGTTCATCCAAGTCTCCAAGATCTGACAGACGTTTTTCAAACTTGCTTTCAATCGCTTTACGCATTCCAGCCATATGATTGTCAAACTCATCCTGTGTATAATACTTGGTTTCTGCCTGTGCCTGATTTTGTGTTGTTTGAGTCTTTGTGGCATCAGTTGCCTGACTTGTCTCCAATGATTCACCGTCCATTGTAACGTATCCTCCTATGAGTAAATGTTTCAGACGGCATTGCCGTCCTCTGTGTGTTATTTATGCGATTGTTCAACATAAGGGGTAGAAATGATTGTTTTTACGACTCTTTACTCCGTTATACGGGTGTAGAGTTCTTATTTCTTCTTACCGCCTTTGCCGTAACCTTTGCGTTTTTTCATTGTGTTCTCCTTTTTTATTTAACAGGCACAAACATATGCCTGCAGTTGTAGCCACCACGAACCACAAAAGGATCGCCTGGCTTTTTGCCTTGCCAAATCTGATTGTTCCAAATCCTACGGATTTCACTTTCAGTCATTACATCTCCATCGTGTGATCTACAGAAAGGTCTGCTTTCTTTTACGATTCCACCTACATAACGATACTTGGGGTTAGCACCACTGGCTCTGCTTTTGAGCAGTGTATAAGCATTATCAACACTTCTAATATTTGTTCCTAGAGCAATCTTTAATCTGTTGATGATTGCGTTTTTGCTTTTTCTCAATGCACGGATTGTGGCCACAGTGATGCCTCCTACTATTGCACTGGTTGCAATCACACTGATTATGCGGTTTTGTTCCTCTTCAACTGCTGAACTTAAACTGGCAGCGGCTTCTGCACGAAGTTGACTTGTGTCTACAACAACTGAACCCAACACTTCACTGTTGATTTCATCATTGTCCACAAACACACCATCTATCTTTGTGATTTCTGCTTGAGCATAACGACGAACAGGTTCAAACAATCTTTGAACATCTAATCTAGTGGGATTTTGCAAACTAGCAAGTTCATCATAAACATCAGTCAACAGCGGTGATAACCCAGTTCCAAAGTCAGCAACCTTGCGATTGATCAAACTATCGTGGTTGTTTATTTGTTGGGTTGTTGCCATTAGGTGTGTGTCCAGCCTTGTGCAGTTAATCTCAAGTGTTCTGTTTCTGTGGTTACAACACGACTTTCACCTGTTTGTGGGTCCGTCATAGTGTGTGTTTCAAACTCCATTTCAACACTGCTGTAATCACCAGATGGAGCACTATCTATTTCTTTTTTGATTTTGTCAAAATCATCAGTGTCTCCAACAACCACATCAGCGATCTTTTTGTAGATTTCACGTTTGAACTGTTGCGATGGCACACCACTAGTCAATGCTGTCATATAAAACTCTAGGTCATTGTGAGTGTCTCTTACGTTGAAACTCATTGGGTAGTGTATTTGACCTTCCCAATCATAACCCATATACTCTGCCCATAATCTCCAAATACCTTCTTCACAGAGTTCAATGCTGTGTGCTTTTTGACTCAAACGACTGTTCAACAGTTGGAACTCTGTTTCCATAGCAACACCACTCATTGTTTTTGATTCAGTTGCACGGACAGCACCTGTGTTGGCAATCTTGTCTATGCTGCCTACTGCGTTGTTGATGGCTTCATATATGCTGCTCACACTAGCACCTGTGAACTCCAATAGATATGGTTTTAGTCCTGGGTCTAGGTTGTCTTCCATATGTATGATTGAACCTGCTCCAATGCCTGCGTTTGTGTCTGGAGTTTTTACTAGGCTAGGGTGTGTGTTGAGTCTGATACTTTGATCAACTTCACTCATTGCGTTGTAGATAAACTTCTGTAGGTCTGCAATGTCAGACAAATCACTAACACCAATGCCTCTTACACTGCTTCTTTTGTTGTAGCAGATAACAACAGGGATCTTGCCCATACCGTTTTCTTCAACAGTGATTTCATTCATTTCGTTGTTTTCTTCATCAACGATTGAAGTCTTGATTGAGTCTGGTGTCCATTCTTTGACAGTGGTTACACTACCGTTGATTTCTTCAATGTATTTGAAGTAGTCTAGTTGATATCTACCTGTGACATCTCTGCTGTATTCCCAGTCCAAAACATACATTGGATTGATCATACTCAAATAAGGACGCACACCTGCTGCCACTTCATCTGCTCTTGTTTCAGCACCAATGTTGGGTTTTGCTACTAGAGCATAACTGTGACCAAATACACTGACCCAAACACTCAAGTCTTTCATAAAGTGGTTGAGTGTTCTGCCCTCAAAATCACAGTCTGCCAAGAAGTCATTCATTTGTGGATCATCCGCCATTCTGCCCAAATCTCTGTATGGTTCTTCTCTAAACAAAAAACTGGTGTAAACACTGACAACACTGGCACAATGATTGTCCAGTGGTGTTGTTTGCAGTCTTAAATCATATTCCTGTGGTGTTTCTGTTAGATATCTTTGTAGATGTCCTGCCTTGCGATATTCGTCTCCGCCAAGATAACTTTCCAATAGATATTTGTATTGTTTACGGTAGGTGTTGTAAATGTCGTTGCCTGATAATACTTTGGCAATCTCATTTGCGATTGTTTGTGTTGCGTTAGCCATATGGTTTTCCTTATGTTAGAGCAAGACCCCAGCGTCCTGGTTGCTCGTCTTCTCTGTCTTTTTTCAGTGGGAAAACATAGGCAATGTGATAAGATAATGCATCAAAGGCGTGATCAAAGCCTGTGTCTTTATCTGGGATGCCTGTTCCCTCTTTGAAAGTATGCTTGTCCAAACTATTTATCGTAGCCTTGCATTTAGGATCTATAAACAGGTGGTTTTCGCCTGATGCTGTCTTAAAACGGGCATTTATGGCGTTGATTCTATCTCTCACTGGATCGTGTTTTCTTGGACTCTTTACAACAAAGCCAGCGTTCTCTAATATGATGTGATCACTGCGTCCACCTGAACTGGTTTGTTTTCTGCTGCCACTAGGGTCAGGATAGATGAACACCTTTGAGTTTGGATAGCGATTTTTTATTTCATCTGCTAGTTCATCAGTGTCTGAACTATACATAGATATCTCGTCTATCACATATATGTCTTCCCCCACACGGACACTGATGGTGGCGTGTATTGGATTTCTGTTGAAGTCGCATCCTACATAAATGATTCTTGTGTCTGGATCATCAATGCTGCGTATGTGTGTATCTCTATCAAATGCCCAAGCAACACGATTTTCATATGTTTCAAATGTGGCCAAAAACTCCTGCCTAAACTGGCGTTCGTTCATATCTGACTTTGCTGCTTCAACTTCTTCTGGCTTAACAAAGCCACCTTCTAGTGTAGTATACTGCCACGATTCCCAACCTGGTGTGGTTTTTGCTTGAACATACATATCGTAGAAAGTATTGCCTTTGCCTTTGGGTGTGCCAATGAACATTGCATCACCTTGTTTGTCAGCCAGTGCAGGACGAAGTATCTCACCCCAAAGTTCTTCTAAATGCACCTCTGCTGCTTCGTCTATAACAGCATAATCCAAACTCACACCACGCAATCTGTTGGGGTCCTCTGATCCTTTTAGACTTATAGTGCTTCCATTTACCAGTTGTATTGACAGTTCGCTTTCGTTGATCTTGCTGGCCCAACGTAGATCCAATAATCTATTTTTAAGAGGCTTCCACAGGATCATCTTTGCTGCTCTGTATGATGTTGTGATGTAGAATATTTCTTTGCCTGGGTGTCTTGCCCTGTAGCAGATTTCTCGCATTGATAGGTAGGTTTTGCCAAAACGTCTGCCCGCCACAACAACCTTGAATCTGCTATCGTCGTGGGCGATGGTCTGCTGTGGTTTGCTCAAACGCATTGTGTTGTCTCTCTAATCTTGTGACCCTGTGTTCAAGGTCTTTCATTTCTGTATACATCCTCACCAAACTGTTGGATAGTTCTTTTTGTGCGGCAGTGATTTTTACTTGACTGGTGCTGTTGTCTTTTACTGCTCTAATCAAGTTGCTGATTGCGTCTGCGTGGTTTGCCATAATAT